CCGCCTCCAAAAATGATTTTACCTCAAATAAAGGAATTCAATATAGATATGATAAATAATGCAGAAAAGAAACAAAAAAAGATAAAAAAACAATAACAAACAAACAATACATAAGCAATAATGTAATAATTTATATAGAATAAATACCTTCGCCAAAATGACGAGAACGATGAATTTCAATTTCAGGATAACCAAGAGTTCGAAGAACTGTTAATGTGATTTTGTTGTCAATAGCGGCTCTTTCAATAGTGACCTCGTTTTCATTAGTGTTGGCCCGAAAGAATCGTGAGTATGTCTTGAATATTATCTGCGAATGTTATATTCGAATAGTAAATGATTGGCGTAAGAACGAACAGCTCATTTCCGTTGAGAGTTTCACTGGACGATTTGGAATTGAAAAGTGAATCGATATCATAATAACAGCCATCACTGTTAAATATATTATTAATAGTTTGTTCACTGGTGACAAGTCCAATAAACCGGGTTTCAATACTCTGCGGAATTTGGCGAAAGACAAGCAAATTCTGGATATATTTGTCGATTGAATCTCGCATATACGATGAATATTTTGTTTGTAGATAATAAGGCGTTGGAGCGCCAATTTCTTGTTCTTGATTATGTGTAGTATGTGAGTGTGTGATGAGAGTAATTTTGTTGAAAATGTAATAAGTTCTGTTTCTCATATTGTATAGAATATAGCTTGACGAATAGAGTTGTTGTCCAGTAGGATCACTTATAATCAAATTATATACATAACACATTTCTGAAGAGACAGGATTCAAGCACCTGTCCATTGGCGAATTCAGGTTATTCTGGTGTTCATCGGGATTAGACGATGCAAGTGATGCCAAAATCTCAGCAGTATCACATACATCATATTTTTCTTCTTCATCATCATCATAATCACCGCCTTCAAATTGTTCAATCACTACCTCATCATCGTCATGATTTTCTGGATATTCATTTTTATAGTGGTCGTATGTAAGAACATCTATAGGAACACGAAGTCGCGAGCTGCGGCGACGAGTCTCTGGAGTGTATATTTTATGACTACATAATGCAGCTTTACGTGCGGAAGAAGTAAATAACGAGCTTCTGCCGCTTTTGCTACTTCCATTGTTTTTAAAGTAGTTACTTATTGAATGATTTTGCGATGTCTTGCAACTAATATCATCATCTACATTTTCAAATCGAGTATTGCGCGTCCTAATTCGGTTGTCCGAAGCCGATTTAGAAACCGGATAATTTTTAGAAGCTTCAGGAATTGATACACTCGATGTCGAAAGTGTATTTTGAATCTTATTAAGAGAAGAACGAGTAATAACCATAATATATAACGATAGCGAGACTGATAACGAGATATGGAAAATGTAACTAGATATCATAATGTAATATTATTAGTACATGTTTCAATTTTTTATTGTAATGTATATATAATAGTATTTTATATACATTATATACATTACAATAAAATTATGGAACAAGGAAATCATGAGTTTGTAAATATAGAAAAACATAAGAGTAAGAAGTTTGTAGATGTAACTTGTGCTCCTCATGAAAATAATGAAATTAAGAATGATTTTTCATGCTATTCATCTAGATCTCTTGAAAAATTAAAACATCTTTGGAATAAGAGACATCCGGACAATAAAATAACGGATACAGATCCTAGAATGATATGGACAAGATTAAAAAATAATATGCAGAATGTGTGTAATACAGAGGCATGTTGGTTGCGCCAACAATTTGCCGAAAGTGGCTTGGATAAAGAAATTATAAGTTATACATTTGCGCCTCAGGCACCAGAGACATGGAAAAAAAATCCGAATGAATGGCTTTCAAGTGTAGATATTGCAAACTCAATGAAACAATATGAACACGCAGTCCCTTCATTTTTATTTATAGGCCCAACACCGATAGATTTTGATAAGGTTGTAGAAAATGGTAATTGTGTATGGAATGAATTATGTAACTTTGATTTAATGAAACATATAAGACATGGAAAAAATAAAATAGGAATTATATTCAATACCGACCCACATGATAAACCGGGTGCACATTGGATATCACTATATATAGATGTACGGGAAAAGGTAATTTTCTTTTTTGATAGCACGAGCGATACACCTCAAAATGAAATAAAACGGTTTATACGGAAGGTAGTAGATCAAGGTAGTAACTCAGGCATTATGTTTAAAGTATATATTAATGATGTTGCACATCAACGGGATGATACCGAGTGTGGCGTTTATTCATTATTTATGATTATTCATATGTTAACAGGTAAAATGAAAGTGAATGATTTCATGAATAAGGATAAGAAATTAACAGATAAATATATGCAGAGATTTAGACGCAAATTTTTTAATGTAGACGAAAAAGTGGTAACTCCACAAGTTGATTTTTAGCAAAGGAGTAATTATATAATATAAAATCTAAATGAATAAGCATGAACAAAAATAGAAATAGAATGTAAAAGTATTATAGTATATCAACTTATACTATAATGTCATCGTCTATCGAGACTCAAGAAAACAAACAATTATTATGGGGTATATTAATGGAAGAAGGAGTATTTGATACGATACCGCGCAATGTATCACAAGCTGATGTTCAGCGTATATTTGAAGGAACATTAAAAAATCTATCGAACACGGCACCTCCCAATCTTCCTTTAATGGAATTAAATCGACTAGCGATAGAATCACTTGCGACTATAATTCCACAGGCTGAAAAATATGTAACTATATCCATTCAGGATGCTCGAAATAAAAAGAGACACGAAATTGATGTCAAACTAAGAGAAATGGAGGCAGAAAGCCGTGCATTTTTAGAAAAGGCGCCACCACCTCAGATTGATTTTAGAGATAAAAATATATCATATATGCGAGGTCGTAATGAAGGATCATCCACAGCATCATCATCAATATCGTCATCACATCCGGAAAATGTAGTTATTGAAGTAGATGTTATAACAGATGCAGTATCCTCATCATCACCATTAACATTAACAAGACCTAAAGAATACAATGATGATATTAATGATTCTCCGATCGGAGATGATATGGACAAATTAATTGCCGATAGAATTGCCGCACGAGAACGAGATTTGGCAGAAATAGCTGAACATATAAAACCACCTGATGGTTATAAAATGGATACAATGATCATGCGACAGCCAGTTAAACCACCTCGTGACGAATACATGCATGTATCGCAAAAAATACAACCTATACAATCATCTTCAGATGTAGATATGGAATTAAAGCCGAAGGTTAGGTTTTCAGAAACTAATACGGATATAGTTTTAAATAATCATAATGATAATGATAATATAGCAAATCCAGTATTTAATCAAGTATCTCATCCAGCATCTAATCCAGTAATATCAAATAATTTCGATATGGACAATATATATGCAAGACTAAAGCGAAAAGTTAATACTGCCCCATTGATTCCGCAAAACAATGTTGTGAAGTATGAAGAAATAATAAATGATATGAGAAGACAAATCCTTGAAATAAAAGAGAATCAAAAGGATATGTTCGATAGATTTGATCAGTTAACAAAATATATTACAAAAGCGTAACATTGTATTTAACACCTTCCCCAGTTGAAGGGTTAGCAGGAATGATGATAAGCTTACCCCGTTCGACTAAATTACCGATTTTATAAAAGTCGAAATCATATATAATGTTTGTTGTAGTATCAACCGCGTATTTTTTACCTTGAACATTGAGTTCTTTTACAGAAATCTGTACATCTTTTTTATTTAATTTCGCAGTTGTATCATCTTCTTCGCTATTAATATCGGATTTATAAGAAAACGATTCATCGCTTACACTTGCACCAAATGAATAACAATTTAATTTTTCTTTGGAAGCCGGGTTATAATGAATCATACAGTCAAAGGACGATTCTTTAACAGCTGTTAAAATTTGTTTTGTAATATGTGCTTTAATATTTGATATTTCGAAAAGAGATTGATCAGTACTCATTGGGGTAACATTATCTGTTTTGCTTTTATCATTCATACGAATCGCCAATGATTCGTCATTATCGGGTGCTAATTGACGCCCGCTAAACCGAGAAACATATAAAAACACATCAACTGTTCGTAATTCTTCTGGTAGGTCAATATGGCTGCAAATACGACGAGCGCGGCCTATAATTTGTTCGGTTCGAACAGGGTGCCAATATGGTTCGGCGATATGAACATAACGGACATTGCGTAAATTAATACCTTCCGCACCCGATGCCGTAATCATGAGAATTTTAATAACTTCTCCATACATATTATTCGTTGACCGAAGCATTAATTGGTCAGTAATTGTTTTCGGAACATTTTTCCATTTACTATTAAAAATATTGCGTATGATTTCTTTTTCTTCTGGTGTTTCTGTACCCGTATAAAGTGCGAAGCATGGTCGACCCATTTCTTCTTCAGTCATATCGATTGTCCAATCACCAAGTGACGACTGTTTTATTTTGAAACGAGAAAACCCATTCGTTTCAAGAACAAGTTTTAAAATTCCGATACCTTCTAATGTACGAAACTGGCTATATACTAAATGGAGACCAATATGTTCTTTATTGAGAAGATTTTGAAGTATATGAAGAAATTTTGGACTATAAGTTGCTAATTCTTGAGGGATTAAATAACTACCGGCACTTACTTCGAGATCGCGCATCGCCTTTGAAATAGCAGCTTGATATTGAAGTATATAATCTTTTTTACTTGAACCTTCTGGAACAACAGCACATTCTTCAGATCCGAATAATTCATCCGGAATTTGGTCTGGTTTTTTAACCTCGCATTCAGCATCTCCGGTAACAATTGTATCGTCATTATCTTCATCATTATCAATACCATCAAGAATATTTTCATCTAGTAAGCGTATGTCATCTTCATCATTGTCAGCAGCAGCAGCAGTTTTCGGTTTTCTTCCTCTTTTCGTAGGACCGCTAGATGCGATTGCGCCAATACTACTAGTACCAGAAGTAAATACTCTAGAAATGCGTTTTGCGATATCATCAACTACATCAATTTCTCCTCCTAGTGAAGCAGCCTTAGAAATCGCGGTTGATTCACTTGCAGTATCACCAGGTAAAGGTCTACGAATTGTAGGTGGAAATACAAAATTACAAAATGCGCGAGAGAAAATACGGTAAGTAGAAGAGACATCGTCATATAGATCACCAGTTTTATCTCCATTTGCACCTGCGTCTGCTTTTTTGCCTTTGCCAGTTCCTCGTTTTGCATTCTTTTTCTTTTGAGATTCTTGATTTCTCTCAGTATCTCGAATACGAGAATAAATCGCAAACTGATAATCACTCATTTCTGATTCAACAACATGGAAATTTACTTCTGAATCGTAAGCTGGTAAAAGTTTTTCTTGCGCACTGCGAAAATAAGAAGTAAGACCTAAAATGCGCCGGATAAACAAATCACGATTTTTTAATTCTAATGTGGATGGGTCAATAAATAATGTATTAAAATCATCTTTATTAGATGGTAGTGCAGTATATGGTGCTTGTTTATTTGTAGATGCAGATACAACCTGAATACCATTTTCGCGTAATCGTTCAATAATAAGCCTTTCAAATGAAGCGTCACTGAGCATTCCATTTTCCGTCGCGGTATCATCTGATATTTTTACTGCTACAGCAGCACCAGAATCTATATCACTACCATCCTTCTTATCAGAAGCATCTGTATCATCCTTTAATGGATCTGACTTGCGAATAACACCATTATATTTAGACGAAACTGGGTCGTATTCTCTAACAAAACCAAATGGGTTTCTAGTAATAATCAATTTCTTTGTGCGAGCATTATATTCCATATTATCGAACGACAAACCAATACCGCGTGCGAAATTTCCAGAGGAGGAGGTAGCTGCACTACCTTTTCCTCGTTTACCAACAGTTGAGCTTGAAGGAGTCAAACCAAAAATGTTCTTAAAAGTATCAATATTTATTTTTGTAGGGCCAACGATACCAGCTACACTACCCGACGAGGCAGCGTCATTGATTGTAAATACCCAGTTGTCGATATTCCCACGCAGAATATTAAACAATACTGCAATTTCATTGGGATAATTGATAATTGGTGTTCCCGTTAATAAAATTACCTTTGCATTTTGGGCGCTCAATAGAAAATCATATAATCGATAAGCCATTGAAGAAGGACGCTTTAATTTATTTACGATTCTACTTACAAAATTATGTGCTTCATCAATAATAACAACTTTATTATCAAATGGATTCTGTGCATAATCCTTAGACCATTTTTTTATATATTCAGTACGAATTCCGTTATAGTTAACGAATTCATATTTACTGCTTATCATTTCGGTAATTTGTTTATCAACAGAAACCCGTTCTCCAGCGGTTAATTCGGTTTCATAATTACTAGGCTTGTTTACATTTACCAACCAAGCACCTCCATTTCTAGAAATAAAGGAAGGAGAAATACTCAAAATAGTAGCTAGTGTATCGGTAAGTTCTTTATTTCCACGAGAAGGAATGAATTCCCAAAATTGGTTTTTCTTATACATTAAGTCGCCACATTTTGTTTTCATTTCTTCCATATAATTCATACGCAATGATGCAGGAGTCATAACAATAATTTTTTTGAATGTTTTTAATCCTTCAGCAATTGCAATAGATGAACATGTTTTTCCGCTACCCAAACCATGAAATAACAGTAAACCTCGATATGGGGAATAAATATTCAAATAATCTCGAACGATTTTTTGGTGTGTCAATAACGATACAGAAGTAGTCTCGTCTCCTCCATATAATGATTCACATGAAATATCGCCTTCACCGGAAGTGAGCTCTTCACGATACGCATGAAAAAGTGCATTAATATATTGAATGAATTTTGCGCGGTTATTCATATAAAAGTTTGATGCTTGAATTTGCGGAAGTGGTCGATTTTTAGGTAATCGGTTTGCAACAATAGTATCGCCAATTTTAACGCCCATTGCAAGTGCATATTTATGTTCTTTTGAATATTCTGCTGATTTCTTAGAAAGTTCGAGTAATTTTTCTTTTGTTGCAACTGCTGCAGCAGATGCAGGAACTTTAATTTTCTGAATAATTTTTCGTGGACCAGCTTGCTTTTTTGCCATTAATATACCAGTGTCATTGGATTCTGCTTCAGGTGCAATATTACGAATATCTTCATCAAGATCGGATGCAACAGCAATTGCAGATGTTGCTGGTGATACTTTCTTAATATCAGATGGTTCGAGTATAGAGCGTATTTTTAATTTAACTACATTTGTTTCTGGTTCTTCAGCTAATGCGCGTTCTTTTTCTTGCTGGCGTTCTCTTTCCTGCTGTTCTTCTATATCATAATTTCGAACTTCGAAACTTGACTCTGCAAAATCGTCTCTTTGAACCTTAGCAGGCACGCTAGATGTTATAATACGCTTTCGTTTGTCTTTAATAGTTTGTAATAGAGAACTTCTAGTTCCAGTAAATATATGGCGTTCATCTGTCAATTCAAGTTCTGGTTCTTCAGAAGCACCAGCAGCAACACCTATTCCAGATAAAGATGATGATTCTGATTGAAGTACATTTTCTCGTGCGGCAGCATCGACACTTTCTTGTAATTTCTTAAAAGTATTTAATTTATCGGGTGGAGCCCGAACTGTTGCAGCAGCTGGAACTTGTCGTTCAAATTTTATTGTTAAACCTTGTTTCATGCCAGACTCCGACCTTACTCCGACTCCCATACCAGTAGAACTTACATTTTGTTTTTTATGTAATTTACTTAATATAGAACTATTTGTAAGA